CTAACAGCAGTAAAGTCTCCTGTTTTAGCTGTTGTACACCAATCAACAGTTCCAGTACGACCCATACCAACTGTTGATGCTCCAGTTGCTATCTGTACTGTTTTTCCTGATGAACCTAAAGTTAATGTTGAACCACATTGTACATCAACTGTATTTACTTCTATCTTACTCATACTATTACAACTGTTGCTCCTGATTCTATTGTTAATGTTCCTGAAACTGTAAATGGACCAGCAAATACCGCATTACTACTGGCTTCTATTCTTACATTTCTTTTTAAATCTTTTTTATGATAATTAATTACATTATCTGTGCCTGGTGTATTACCAACATAAAATACATAATCTTTTTGTTCCATTTATCCTCCTAAGATACATCTACTAATAAGCCAACTACAATATCACATAATCCACTTGAAGATGAAGATTGTGCTTTTAAAGAATAACCTGTAGCTAATACATATTTTCCTCTCAAAATTTCAATCTTACTTGATGGTGGTATTGATACTGCCTTAGCTAATTTAAAATCATTTGATCCGTCTCTCAAAGTTACATCTAAGGTTATTGATGCTGTTGTACTTGTATTACAAGCATTAAGACCAATAATAATTTGGTTATTAGATGTAGCTGTAACAATGTTAGTTTCACTAGCATTTGTAAGTGTTACTTCTGTAGATTTAAAATTATTTGCCATTTTCTATCCTCCTAAAGCTATTGCAAAAGGGATAGCATTTGGGTCGCTTTCTCCCTCTATGGTTACTGTTGATGGTATAGTAGCTGTTGCACCAGATGTACTTACTTCAAAAACTGTTACAAAAGCTGAACCATTATAATATTTAAAAATAATTTTTCCTGATGTATTTGTATCAGCAAATATCATACCTGAATATTTTGTAGTAGGTTCAGATGTGCCACTATTATTAGTAACTGTTGCATTAAAAGCATTGTTCATATCTGAACGAAAACTAGGAAAACCTTGGTTTGCTATTATATAATCATGTTGAGCCATATATCCTCTTTATCACTTTAAAATTGTATTCGCAATCATTTTTACACTCCTTTTGCTACATAATCAAATGTTCTTGATATGCCTGTTCCACTACTATTTTGGAATGCAATATTAAAACCTGTTTTACTTTTACCAGTTATAGCATATTTATCACCAGATGCCATATCTTGTACTGATAAAGTTATAGCTATAGAATTTAGTAGGTTAAATGCCTTAGAATAAGTAATTGCTTTTGTTCCTGTGCCAGAAACAACATCATTTTCTGAAACTGTAAATGCCTCTAGCTGTAAAGTAACTCCAACTGCTGTAACTATTGGTGTTGCTGTATTATTATCAGACTGCATCAATACTCTAAATTTAAAAAATCTACCTGTATAATCACCAATAGTAAAATCTTGAAATGTAGAAAAAGTAACATTATCATCTGAAACTGCTATTTGTAGTTCAGAAGAACATTGCGTATTAGCATCACCATCAAAGTTAGATGGTTGGTCATCAAAATCTCCAGTTACAAAATCAAATATTCTTGCTCTATCTGTTACCTGTTGTGTAAGGGTAGCTGTTATCTGAGTAGTAACAATAGAACCAGCATCAACAACCTGAGAAAATTCATAAGTACCAGAAGATTTTACTGTCGCATTTTCACCACCATCGAAAAGTGTAGATGTAATTGAATCAAAATTACCTGTTACATCATCAAATAACTGATTGCCTTTTAAAACAATACATTTTGCACCATCTTCTAAGGTTGTAATAACTGTATCAGTAGTAGTTCCTAAAAAATCAGGATTTTCGTTTTGTGTAAGTAAATCAGTAAATTCACCAATCGTTGTTACTTGTGTTACTACACTAGTAGCATTGATTGATACATTTCCAAGTTTATCAACAGCTTTTATAAGGTATGTACCTGTTTTTGCAGGAACTACAATAGATGTACCTGGTCTAGATAATTTTTTTACTAATACGATTGAGTTTTGCCATTCTGCACCTGTTGTAAGTGGACTAAAATTTATTCTGTAATGTGATAAATCTAAATCTGGTACTGGATCAAAACTTAAATGTGCTTCTTTACCTACTATATTACAAGCAAAGTTTTCAACATCTGATGGTGGTGCTATCTGACCAATAATAGTTCTATTAGCTGTTATAGTAGAAGATTTTACACCAAAGATGTTTACACTTCTTACCCTTACTTGATATTGTGCTTTATCTATTACATTTAAAAATTCAAACTTAGTTCTAGCACCTCTTCCAATTAGCTTAAAATCATCAGAAACAGAATTACCATCTGCATCTGTAAGTTGTTTTACTTCTACTTCGAATATTTCTGAAAAATTATCTGTTGGTGCTGTAAAATTAATTACAAGTTTTACGATTACTGTTCCATCATTATATTGTACTAATTCATCAGTAAGTGTTAATCCTGATGGTGCTGAAACTGTACTTGCTGTAGGTAAAGTAGTTGTTTTACCACTAGAGATAGATGAATAGTCAGATGTAGAAAAATCGTATACAGCACTTGCTGTTTCTCTAAATTCAGCATCTATTACTGGTATTGGTGCTTCATTCCCTTGATTCATAGAAAATTGCCAACCAGTAAGCTCAAATGTTTTGTCAGTAAAACCTAATCTAGAGTTTGTTATTTGAACTGTATCACCTATATCTAATTGAAAAGCATTAAGATCAAAAGTAGATGTAAAACTAATTTGTTGTCTTGCTTTTTGTAATTGAATTTTTGCTAATCTTTGAACTGTTGTTGAAGATGTAGTAAATGGAAAATTAAATTCTCCAAATATTCTTTCACTATTATCTTCTGTTTCATATGTACTGCTTGTTAATATGGGATAATCTTGTGGTTGATAATTATTTGCTGGTTCTGCATATAAACCTTTTACTGCATTAAATAATTCTTTTTTACTTACTCTTGTATTCAAAGTTATACCGCTTCTAAAATGTTCTTCTGATAAAGTAACACTTGGTGTTGAATATATTGCTGGTCTTAATTTAAATTGTCCATTAGAGTATATTAAATGCCCTGCCATTGTAGATAGCATATTTTCTATGATTGTTTTTGGAGATTGTTTTAGTTCAAAAGAACCATTTAAAGTAAATCTATCTTCTGTACCACTTGATAAGGTAACATCTTCATCACAAGTATTAGCTACTGATTGAAAATTTGTATCATTTATTTCTGCCGCATCTGCATCTAAACCATAATTACTATCTAAAAGATAATCTCTTATACATAAAGCTGGGTTTGATGAAAAAGCAGTCGCTGAACTTCTAGGATCAAAAACTTTTTTACCTTGTACTTCAAAAGATATATTAGGAACACCATTAGGATAAACATCAGAATCAAAATTTAATCTTACATAAACATAAGCAATCCCTCTTAGTCTGTGGTTGGTTGTCCATTGTGTTATTTCCGAAACTAAGTCAGCATCAGCAACTTGTGCATCTGCTCCTAAATGTTTTTTTATTCTAGCTTTACCCTCATACTCATTACCTGATGATGGAAATAATCTTGCAATACCATTACTATCAGAACCATCTTGCGTTAAAGGTACTTCATCTTCATTAAAAAAAACTTTTGTAAATGCATTTACTTCATGACCAGCTACAGCAATTACTAAATGTAAAAAATCATTATTACTTGATGTTTCTGCATACACAATAGTTCCACCTACTCTAGTTTTACCATATATAATTCTATGTGAATTAATTGCACCTTTACTAGTAACTGTAGTTCCTCCAGGTTGAATACTAGTTCCAAGTTCAGGTAAATCAATATCTGGTGCTAATTTTTGATTGACTGCTGATAAAACTAATTGTGTACCAGCAGATACTATAAATGTACCAATTAAACCACCAACTTTTGGACCAAAACCTAAAATATTTACACCAATATTTTTTGCAAATGCTGATGGACCTATTGCTGGGATTGCGGCAAACCCAGTTGCTATTGCACCTACTATTAAAGCTGTTTTAACTGTTTTACTTCCCATTATTCTATTCTCCAAGCAATACTACATTTATTTGTAGGGACTAATTCTTGTCCAACTTTGAATTTAAAAACAGATTTTTCACCTTGACATATACCCATTGTTCCACCTAATTCTTCTTCTGTTTGTAAAAATACAATATCTCCTCTTCTTGCAAAATTAGTATGAATTACTTTAAAATTATTCTCTTTAGCTATATCTTTTGCAATATCTAATAAATCTTTTTTATTTAACTCTGTAATAATTTTTTTTGCGTCTTTAATAGATTTATATGGTTTATCAAAAACTTTTTTACCTACTATAATTTGTATAGCACCTAAAACAAAATTTACACAATCAGATTTACCATACTTAAATTTTTTACTAGCTGACTTAACTATATAATTAGATAACTTTGTATCCCAGTTTTCTACTCTCATTATGACCCCTTTTTACCCCATATAATTTCTTTATCTTGTAAATCTGGTACAAATTCTAAACCTAAATCTCCAGCAAATCTATTTATCTGATCTTCGTGTGTAAATCTTCTTGTTCTTGGTCTATCAAAAGCAATTAATCTATTTTCTACATTTAAAGTAATTGAAGCTGTTTCTGCACCCTCATCTATTTTCATTATATCCATTTTACCTTTAAATAGGGTGTAAACATCTGCAATAACTGATTTACTTGAATCAAATAATCCTAAGTAAATACTTGCATTCCTATTTGTATATAAAGCACTTAAAGCGGCAGATATAAGAGAAGATTTTATACCTGTTAAAGTTAAACTTGCACCTATAGCTTCTACCTGATCAGACTCAGATATAGGACTTACTCCCATTAAATCTCCTAAACCAGTAAAAGTGTTAGAAGAACCACCAGCAGTCATAGTTAGATCACCATAACCATTCCAAAAATATAATGTACCAGTGCTAAAAGCTAATTCACAAGCAAGAAAAGGTCTTACTACTTGACTCTTAATAGCAGTGTTAAATGCAGTTGTTATTGATCGTGCCATAATTTACTCCAATATAAATTAATAGAAGAATTAAAATAAATATGTATAATAGTTCATCTTTTTTATTCATGTATTTTTAATATTTTTTTTCTTCCTTGATAAATCTCTGTTGTTGCTTTTACTTTTTTACAGGAAAATTGTACTCTTTCTGGTCGTACTTGCCTTTCAGCAATTCTCTTAGATCGTAAACATTCACTCATCTTTTCTTTATAAGTATGCTCAATCATATTTCCGTTTAACATCATTATCAAAGCTACTACTGCCTCTGTCATAATACCTTACCTTTGTTTTTACCCTCTTTGATCATATATCTGTGAGAGCCATAACCATTAATATTAACTTCTTTTTTATTTTTTTCCATAAAAGTAATTATACGACTTTTTTTATGCTCTCTTATAAATTCTATAAAATTTCTAGTAATTCTTTCCATTTGCTCTTACCTTATCTTTTATCATTTCTAATTGTTCTGCAATTTTATCTACATCTTTAATTAATCTTTCAATATTTACTTTGTTGTTCATCATATCATCTACTCTTGTTGTAAGTTTTTCTAAGTCAACAATCATATCTTCAATTAATAAAAATTGTTCGCTGTCTGCTGGTAAAGACCCCATCTCACCTCTTGGCCATTTAATTCTAAACTCTGTATTTTTTTCTACATCAGCAATCATTAATTTACCATTTGTTTCAATGGTATTTAATCTTTCAATAACACCGAAATAAGCCCAAACACCTACAGCTACAGCACCTATAATACTTAATAAGTTACGCAATGGAAGTTGTACATTTGTATTCTCACTTACTTTAAATTTACTCATTTTCTTTTTCTCCT